CAGTTTCTTCCTCTCTTGTTTCAGCATCTTTTACGTTCTCTAAATCCATAAACTGTAAAGGCTGTAAGGTCTTAAAGTATAGGTTTAAAGCAATACCATTAAAAGCAAGTATCTTATCAAAGGCATCAATTAAAAGTTCTTGAAAAGGGTTTATAACGATGTTTTGCATTAATATAGAAGCGTTCTTTAACTCCTCTGCATTATTACCAAATCCGCTATTGTCTTTAATACCTAAAAGCATTGGAGAAACAATCCTATGCGACATCATTATCTTGCTCTGTGCTTCACTTGAAATAAATTCGTATTGATTGTGTGCATCAGAAATTTGAACTGGTGTAATGTCCGCTTGTGATTCTTTTGAATCGTTAAAAGCAATTATTAGTTTTCCAGCAGAATTTGTTCCTTGAAATTTAGAAACAATTTTGTTCTCAATTAATGTTTGCGCTTCTTCGTCTGGTACTCCATTATTGAAATTAATTAATGATGCTGGTGCGAAACTATTTTTAATATTATTAACGTGAAAGTTTGCAATTTCTTCTTCAATCTCACTAAAACTAATTCCAGATACATAATCTGGTGTACTATAATAATACATTCCAGCTTCATAAGGTTTTACATATAATATCTCAATTGGTTGTACATTTTTTGAAACACCAAATGATGGTATTCTCAAAGGCTCATCACTTGGTTTTGCGTTTGCCCAATCTGAATGATAATAATACGCTTGTACTTGCTTATCGCCCTCTGAACACTTTTCAGCCCTTAACGTTTCAATTGGTAAATGCTCAACCTTTTGAATTGTTTTTTTATCTTTTGAGTAAATGACTTGGATAGCACATTGACCAGTTAATTTTAAATCATATGCCAATTGTCTTAAATCATCTTTTTTAAACAAAGATATCATTCTCGCATACGCTTCTGGCTTTCTTGCACTATCTGTTGCATCTAAACCTTTTCCGTATATCATTTGAGATATTCCAGTAATACAAGCCCCAGATGTAGCACTTCCGTTTGCCCTATCTATAAGGAATTTAAAATAATTGTTATCCGCACCAAATTCAACCCATTCTTTGTTTTTTGATTCAACAATTTCTGGCGTTGAGTAGCTTGACAAATTAACAAAACTCACTTTAGAATTGTTTTTTTTGACAACTGTTGGTTTTCTGTACTTATTTATTTGTTTACTCATAGTATTATAAAATCGTTATTACCGCTCTTTGACTTATATTCGTCCTTATTGACTGAATAGTATTCGTTGTTTGATTGGTCTGTTGATTGTGATGTACAAAATATTTTATCCTTATAGATTATATTCTGTGTATTTGTGTCAATAACTTTTAAATCGTAAAATCTACCTTCTTTTAAATCAAATACATTTGATAGTTCTATGTAATTACCAACTTTTTGTGCCGTTGGTGTTATTGAAACAGTTGTATTTGTACTGTCATCTCTTAAATCCATTGAAACAGATGTCGAATATACTCTTGGTATAATCTTTATTGATTGTATATCTGTCGTTGGCAATAAATGTTTCATATATATATAATACTAAATAATAGTATTTTTATTTATTTAAGCCAAAAAAAGGCAACCGATTAAGATTGCCTAATTTTTAATAAAAACCAAAGTAATTAATTACGCATTTGGGTCTATTTGTGTAACACTTTCATTTGCTGTAACAACAGTTGAAACTGTAAAATTCGCTGGAGATGTTTCCATTGCTTCCAATGTTAAAGTGAAACCAGATAAATCCCCCATTGCAGCACCAGATACGATTGTACCACCAGTAACTTCTGCTCCGTGTTCTAATCCAACTAAAAAGAAGTTTCCGTTATAGTCCTCAATTGCAACGTGTGGACGTGCAGCAGCCAATAATTTAATTTCTTCTTGTGTCGCTTTGTCCAATGTGGTCAAAGTTAAGTTTAATGTTTGTGTATAAAAAGTTGTTCCATTTTCTCTTGAACTGGTTATTGCAGTTTCTAAAGATGAAGAACCTTTGATATCGTATTTGAAAAAGTCTGGAGTTCCAGCAACTGCTGTAATCTCTCCCGCTACAATTGTAGCATCTCCTAATGTACCGTAATCAGCGAAATAAACCGCTTTTAAGCCACCAACAGAACTTTTACAAGGTAACGCTCTACCAGATGTAAGTAAACAAGCCATAGTGTATATATTTTTTTAAGGTTATAAAAAAAGGGGTGAGTAGATTAACCACCACCCCTTTTTATTTATTAATTATTTGATATTAAGAGTAGAAAACTACATCTTCCAATATTGCAATTTGAACTGCTGCCGTATAACGTGCGATAAATCTCACATTTTTAGAACCGTCTAAATCAGCCATATCCAATACTTTGATTTCGTTTTGGTCGTTTAATAAACCAGTTCCGAAATATAAGTTAGATTTCAAAGTTGATACCATTGTATCATCAGCTAATCCGTTTGCACATACAACCTTGATTCCATCGAAGTACTGAATATCGATATCTTGGTTTGTTCCTAATGCCATTGACCCGTTTCCACCTTTTCCATCTGCTTGGAATCCGCCTAATGCTCTCTTGTATGCTCTCCATACGTTTTGAGATACATAAATATATAAATCTTCGTTTCCGTATAAAGAAGATGGTACTGCATCAGCAACCTTTCCTAATTCTTCAATAACGTTTGCAGCAGTAACAGCAACTCCAGTAATGTCTTGTCCAACTGGTAAAGTAGCAGCAGTTAATAATGTAGCAAAACCATCAAATGTTCCAGCACCAGCAGTTCCACTCCAGATATCTTGTTCTGTTTGTTGAGCAATCTCTCCAGCCATTAATCCGATAAAGTAATCAGAAAAAGTTGATGGTAAATTATCGTGTGCAGAATATCCCATTGAGATAGCTTCCCAATCTGATTGAAATGGAGTTTTACATAACTCTAAATTTACTTGTAATTCTTTTGGCTCGATAATTCTTTCAGTTAAAACAACTGCTCCAGCATCATTAAAATCGCAAGTTGCGTTTGCGATAGCACCAGATAAGCTAACTCTTTTTAAAACTTCTTTGAATTTTACATTTGGCTTAACCTCGATTAATCCGTTTGCAATTGTGTTACCAGATAAAAGTGCAGCAGAAACATATTTCCCAGCAAATTCCCCAGCGTAAGTACGTGTGATTGATAAACTCATTTTTTTTATTTGTTTAGTTTGTTAAAAATTCTATTCATTGTTGTATTCTTACCTTTTTGCGAGTAAAGGTTTAACTCTTTTTTTGCAGTTCCGTTTTCTGGATTGTGAGAAATCCCCTCAACCTCATCAGAAGATAATTCAACAGATACTTCTTCAACTTCAACCTCAACCTTTGCAAGTTTCAATTCAGCGATTTCAGTTCTTAATTTTTCGATTTCAGAAAAGAAAGTTTCTTTACTTACTGATTCGATTACCTTTTTTGGTGTAGCTGTTTCTGTTGATAAATCTTCTTCAACAACTTCTTCTTCAACTGGTGCTTCTTCTTCTGCTGGTGCTTCCTCTTCTGTTCCAGCTTCTTTGATTTCTCCAATAATACCCTCTTCTGCAACAACGATTGTCATTCCATCAGCAGTAATATATTCGCCAACTGGTACTGCAACTCTTTCTTCATCTGCAACGACAAAGATTTCTGCACCAACTTCAAATGCTTCTGCTTCTAAAACAGCACCATTATCAAGCTTCATTTGTTCCAACTTTACTTCGATACCGAGCAAAGTCCTAACTTTGTTTAATGTTTGATTTGTGTTCATAGTTATATAATAAAATTTAGTTAATATTTTGCGTTTTGGTTTTTAATTAATGTCTAAAATTAAACACTTGGATATAACTTTTTATTTTGATTTGATATTTTTGTAATTTCTAATATCAAATTAGCAGTTTCTGTAAATCCATCTATTTGTCTACCATCTAAACCTATTTCTTGAGCGACATCCATAATATCTTTTAAATCATCTTCATATTTATCAAGGTCAGAATTTATACTATCCATTAATTTCACAAATTCCTTTTGAGCGTTTTTGTAGTTTAAATAAATTTTATCAATTTTACCTTCTTCTGATTTTAGTTTTGAATCTAACTTTTTTACATCTTTTAAAATAGATTGAGGCTTTCTTGCCAACTCAACCTTTTGCGTTGATAATTCTGTTTTCTCTTCCTTAAATAATTTGTTAAATACTTCTTTTTGTGTGTTCATATTTATTATGGATTGATTGATTTTAATTTATTTATATTTTTTGAAACTATTGAAATTCTTTCTTTCAACTGTGATTTTACACTATCTAAATCATCAAGTACTTGAAAATTATTTCTATTTATACCTAATTCATTTATTGCACTTTCAAGTTTAGGTGTAATAGATTCGACTTTTTTAAGTAGTTGTTTATAATCATTAATCACTTTTTCTCCTTCAACTTCTGCTTTTACTACAAAACTAAAGTAAGAATCTTCATCTATTGAAGCGTACTCTCCTTTTATTTTTTTAGCATCATCAACCAAAGCTAACTCAACTTTTTGTGTTGCTAATTCAGTTTTATCTTCCTTGAATAGTTTATTAAATACTTCTCTTTGTGTGTTCATTATATATATTAATTTAGTTTTCGTCTTCTATTGCGTTTATTCTTCCGATTCCTTGCTTCCAATATTCGGGTGCATTGCATTCTTTACCTTGATTCGTTTTACACTCAATTGAGTATGTATTCTTACACTTACAATAAACCGCTCTGCTCATTATGATAATGCTTTTTTAAGTTCGTTTATTAGCTTTTCTTCAGCAGATAAATCTTCTTTTAACTCTTCGTTTGGTCGCTCTAACTTATCAGCAAAATACCCCTCAATTGAAAAACCTTTTACCTTACCAGTTTTTACATAGTCATTCCAAATCTCATCATTTTCAACTTTAACAGAACCCATCCAAGTACCAACTGGTACATCTAAACCATACAAAGCAGTTTTATCTTTTGCTTTATCTTCAACAATCCAGCTTTCAACTAATGTTAAATCCTTTAATTGTGCATCGTGTTCTAATGTTGAATTTGATTGGTTACCATTCTGCAAATACATTTGAGATGCTCTTGCAACTGTTTTCTTTGAAAAGAATATAT